GCGCAGCCCCATGTTGTCCAGCAGCCATGCCTCGCGCCCGGCCCCGGCATACCCTGACGGATCGCCACTATCCGGGCGGGTTACAATCGACATCGCGTGTCCGGACATGGAAAACGACATGACCGGATCCACCGTGGGGATGGCGGCCCCTTCGCCGGATCCATCGGGGGGATAGACATGGACCCGCGGCGTGCCGCCCTTGTCGGTTTTCAGAACGTATTGCAGCGGGCTGACCCCGAACACACCGAAGCGCTCGTCTCCGGTTACTGCCGAGATGATGCTGCCGTCGCGCCGGACGGACACGATGTCAGGGTCACTCGTGAGGCCGTATTCTTCCGACACGCGCCGAAGCCCTTCCCGCGTCGTCGGATCCGAGATGATGGTGCCATCCGAACGGACCAGGGACAGGTCCCCGATCACCGCATCTGCGTCCGCGGTGATCGACTTGAAGTCCCCCACCGCAGCGGCAGTGTCGTCGGCGGTTGCCCCCTGCGCCGCGGAAGCCAGAACGGATGCGTCGAGAAGAGCGGCGCTGCCCAGCCCGAGGTTGACCCGCGCGGTCGGGATATCGGGCAGATCTCCCAGGTTGCTGGCCTTCTGCAGCCGGGCCGAGATCGCGGTGTTGACCGTCGTGGCGAAGTTCGGATCGTCTCCCAGGGCCGCAGCCAGTTCGTTGAGGGTGTTGAGCGCGTCGGGTGACGAGTCCACCAGATCGGCGATCAGGGCAGCGACCTGCGCCGGGGTAGTGAAGTACTCCTCGGGCCGATAGGCTGCGCTGTCGAGCCGCCACGTGTCTGTGACATCGTCCATCTCGATCAGGGCGACATCCGTCTGATGGTCCGCTCCGTAGGCGTCGAGATAAGCGACGGCATAGCGCGTTGTTGCCGGGCACTGGTAATCTGCACCGGCGTCCACCGAGAAGGTGAACTCGTGGACCTGAACACCGTCTGCGATTTCCACCGAACCGAAATCATGAACCAGATCTGCCGAGAGAGATGCGCGGGAACCGTTCAGGTTCTGGATCATGAACTGGATCGCATGACCGGACGGATCGACAGGGTCCGTCTCCCGGCGGAACCGCACCCGCGCCCGGTAGACCCTGCCAGGCTCCATAGCCATCTCGAAGCGCGGCGCAATCGACTGAACACCTCCGACAGCGTCGGCCCCGTCCAGGCGCATGACCACGCCTAAGCCGCCCGATACCGTCACGGTTCCGTTCGTGATGATCGCGCGGTCGGCGCCGGTCAGTTCGCTGGAAAATGCTTCCCGCACTTCCGCTCGCCCCAGCTGACGGGTGAGAACCTTGGCGGCCCCGGACGCATCGAGCTGCAAGCTGTCCAGATCAACGGCCCCGGTGACCGTGATGTTTCCGACCTTGTCCCGCTCCGCCTGCTGCAGAAACAGGTTGGTACTACCCTCGGTCAGATTATCGCTGGTTGAAACCTCGACCAGCGCACGTCCATCGACCCTCTGGTAATTGATGCAGCGCCAGTTCCCGGAGCCAAGGGAACGGAACACCGCGATATCACCGCCGGCAGCGTCGATGTCCGCATTTCGCGGCAAAATCAGAGATGTCGCGTTGTGGGTGATTGTCGTCGCGATGTGGAACCTGACGGTGCGTTCTACCCCCGCGTCAGCGGTGCCCAGCGATGTAATCGTGACGCCGCCAGTCGCGTTGAGGAAGTCGGAGTTGACGGCCCCGATATCCATGGTGGCGGCTGTTGCGATGTTAGTCGATGCGGCGTGTAAACCGCCCAACTTCGTGCGCTCATCTACTTTCATCAGAAGGTTTGTGCTGCCTTCTGTCAGGTCGTCGCTGTCACCGCTGGTGGCCACACCGGCAAAGTCAGCGGCGTTGGCCTTTGCCGCAAGACCGGTCTCGCTTATCCAAACCCAGCGCCCCCAGCCATCGTTCCAGCTGTAGCGCCCCGCGTTGTCGACGGTCGCACCATCGTAGCCGGTCGCCGTCGCCTGGCTGTGCGATCCGGCATCGCCGTCATCGACCTCCGCCCGCGCGCCGTCGATCCCGCCCGTGAACGTCAGCAGTTCAGCCCAGGTCGCGGTCAGGATGCTGTCGGCGACCTGGCCCGCCTTGAGCTGACCCAGCTCGTCGGCCACCGCCCCGGAACCGGCGAGGTGTATGGCCAGTTCGTCGATCGGCAGCCTGACCGTACTGCCGTCCTTGTTGCCCATAACCTCGTCAACGGAGAACGCGGATGCGAGGTCGATTGATCTGACGCCTTTACCGGCCATGGAAATACCCCTTTGTTGTCCTGTTGTTTCGGAAGAATGGCTGCGGATACATCCGCACCCGTCAGAGCACCGTGCCGGCGTGCGGGCCGGTTATCGGTCCGGGCGCACCGGCGCTGTTGAGCGGCTCGAGGTAGTAGTCGTATGCGCCCGGCGCGACGGCCGCGTCCGTCACCGCGTAGATCGAGACATCGTCGATCGACCCGTCGAAGTCGGTCGTTGCCAGGAAGCCGAAGGACGTGTTGCCGGCCGTGGCCGTGATCGATTGCACCTCTTCGCCGTCCGCGCTGACGGCAGTGCCCGTGGCACCGGACCCACCGAAGAACTGCGGCGTGATGCTCCCGGCCGTGCGGCCGGAGACGGCGAAGCGCAGGATGTACTCCGTCCCGTCCGACAGGGTCAGCGCCTGGTAGATCGTGTCGGCATCGCCGTCGCTATGCGTGGCGACGCCGGCGGCAATCGCCCAGTCGGCATCGGTCGACCAGTCGCTGCCATCGTCGAAGCCGCCGTTCAGGGCGAGGTCGGCTCGCGTGCTGTCGCCATCGACATAGGTCAGCGTCGTTCCGGCAAAGACCGTCACCGGATCGCCGATCGCGTGGGTCTCTCGGTCCAGCGTGACCCCCGATGGCGCGCGATAGACCTGGATGCTGGCCATGTCCGTGCCATAGGCGATCGCCACCGAGATCCGCGCATGCCCCAGCCCGCCAAGGACGGATACCGACTGGGTATCGGGCGACGTGGGCAAGGGCGCATCGTTCTGGCCGACGGTCACTTCCACGGTCGACGTCGCAACACTTTCCGCACCGTCCGTTGCGATCGAGTGGAAGTGCAGCTCGACAACATCCTCCGTCGTGTATCCGGTGATATCACCGCCGCCGGTGCCGACGGGGATAGAGACATCCGTCCAGGGCGTCGTGCCCTTCAGGCGATGGCTCACCCGGTAGGATGACAGGAGCGCGGTCGATCCCGGACCGGGCTTCAGGAGCACGGTGATCGTGCCGGCCAGCGGTTCCGGCGGGTCTCCCGGATCGCCAGCCGTGTAGGCCCCGGCCGAGGTGATCCGCGTCACGACGGGTGCCGAGGGTGTCACGCTGGGCACGACGATCTCGCTCCCCACACGGCCGTCCCAGGCAGGCGGGTCCTCGGCATCGGTCAGCGTGTCGATCTCGGGCGCGGCCGCGACCATGTGCAGGACCGACGAGAAGTCCTCACCGCCCTCCACGCCCTTGACCTTGAGCGCGATGCTTTCCGTCGCCTTCTCCCCGAAGTGGACGATATCGCCGACGGCAGGCATCACGGCCGCATCGACGAGCCGGATCGCCCGCCGCGATCCGGTATCCCCGGCCACGGTCGCGACAGTCGAGGTCCCGATGACATCCTCTTCGCCGACGCCGGTCCGGTACCGCAGCCCGTATTCGGTCCCCGCCTCGATGGTGACGATCTCGTCAAGTTCGACGAGGGCGCCCGTCACCCCCTTCACGCGTGCGGCGACCTGTGTCCGGGTCAGCACGTCGAAGGACCCCATGACCAGGTCACCGCGGGTTGCGACGCGAACCGCGCCGCTCTGCACCGCGGTGAACGTGTCCGGCCGGTGCACCAGCTCGTACATCCGGCGGCGCACCTCGATCCAGATCTCGTCGGGATCGGTCTTGCCGGGGAACTCCCATGTCTCGACCAGCCGGATCGGCCCGGTATGGCCGGGCCACGGGACGATCCGCTCGGCCTGCGCGTAGTCGTCCGTCTCGTCCCGGAAAGTCACGCGGACGGCATGTGGCGGCTCGAAGTAGGCGCGCGACCATTTGAACTCGGCCGAGTTGCGCGGGTTCACGTGGTCGATCACCATCGCGTCCGGTCGATCGATGACCACGCCCCATTTCGTGCCATCGTGGCGCGGGGTGGCCCGGCCCGCGGCGCAGATCGCCGCCAGCATGTCCCCCAGTGCCTCGGCTTGGTCGTGGACCCGGTCGTATTTGAGGCCCTTGGCCGCGCACCAGTCATACCAGTCCGCGAGCTGGACCAGGTCGATCTCCGCATCGGTCGCAGGGAACGGGTTCGCCGGCCCCTTGAGCGCCGCAAGATAGGCGCTGGCCGGATTGCGGCCGAGCCCGTCGGTCCACTCTTCCCCGTCCCAGGTCGGCATGTAGCGCTCAACCAGCATGTTGACTTGGTCCAGCACACCACTCAGCTGACTGCCCGCCTTCGCCCGCAACGCCACGAGCGCCAGCGGCACATCGATGTTGAGCGGATATTCGGGCCGGATGGATTGCAGCGCGGCAAGGGTGACCCGGTTCGAGACCGATGCATCGGTGGCCTCGTCGGTGGCTCGCGTCAGCTCGACCTCCCAGCGGCCACGCGATGGCAGGTTCCAGCTATATTGGCGGAAGAACGGTGTCCGCGTTTCGGAGGTGAAGGTCAGGTATTCGACCTCCTGCCATTCCGTTTCACCGACGGCCCGCTGCCGGATCCGCACGGCGACGCCCGTGGGCTGGATCTCGCCCTTGAAGTCCGCGAGGAACAGGCCCTGCGGAAACTGGAAGATCACGCTGGCCGTCTGCGTGTCCGACGCGGTGGTCCGCACGACCGGCGTCTCGATCGACGCGCCTCCGGTGATGTTCCCGGAAGCATCGCGCGGGAACGGCCGGGTCAGTTCAACGCCTTCGGCCTGCTCCAGCACCTGCCGCGGATAGAGCGACAGCGGCTGGTCGCCGTCCTCTCCTTCGCGGATCTCGACATCGACGTCGTCAAAATTGTCGATCGAGGTCTCGCCCAGCCGGATGTCCGAGATGTTGAGGCGCCCGTAACCGGGGCACAGCACCATATGCACGTATTGATCGTCGCCGATGATGACGCTGTAGGGGGTGGCCGCGACAGGCGGCGCATAGCGGTGACGCCCGAAGAGGCAGGGGATCGGATCACCCGGCCGCGCCTCGTTCTGCCAGCCCTGAAGTTGATAGGAATTCCGCTGCTCCGGCGCCGATGGCTGCTTCAGCGGGATCAGGGCATTGACCAGCAGATTGCCCGCAAGTGTCAGACCGGCGGCCGTTACCGATGTGGCCAGGGCTCCGCTGCTGGAAAACAAGACCGGAGCAAGTTGCGGTGCAATTGCCAAAGCTGCGATGGCCACGACGACTGTCAGGACGCCGCGAGCATTCTCGTCTCCCGGCACCAGCCGGATCACGACGCGTGTGCCGGGGCGCGGCCGTGTCTGGCTCCAATAGCGTTCGAGGATCAGCGCGGACCCCGCGGGCGAGACCAGGGACACCCGCAGGAAGCGGTAATCCCCGGGCGCCAGCCGCGGGAATGCCGCTGCCACCATCTGGGCGACGGTCGCGCCTTCGGGCAGCTCCATCTCCAGCCGCCCGTGCCCCGGGTCGAGAAGCGGCGCGGCCGTGACCGGGATCAGCGCCGTCAATGGACCACTCCCATCCGGAGGACATGCCGATGGAAACCGGCGAGGCGCGAGGCATGACGGGGCCGGTCGATCGGCTCGATCACGGCGCGGGACCGGCCCGCCATGTGGAGCATGTGCGCGCCGTCGACCATCACGCCGACATGGGACCGGTGAACGCCCCGGGTGAACACGGCCACGTCGAAGGGGCGCACCATCTCTATCTCCCGCCAGGCATCGCCCTCCTCGACGTCGCCGATCAGGCGCGCGATCTCGGCATGCTCTGCGGCACTGACATAGTCCTCGGCATAGCTCGGCAGCTCGATCCCCAGCTCGTGCAGGTAGACCAGGCGCACCAGACCCCAGCAGTCGCAGCCCGCCCGGTCGCGGCCCAGATCCCGGTAAGGCAGGCCCACGTAGACGCTGGCCCAGCTCATCGGTAGAGCCCCGGGAACTCGTGCGCGCTGAAGGAATGGAGCGGCACGCTCTCCTCCTCGATCGGGCGGCGCGAGAACTCCAGCACCACCTGACCCGCATCCCCTTCGGCCGAGACGATCAGCATGTTGCGATGTTCGGTCTCCAGAACGTCCGGGCTCGACGCGAGCACGACGGCCATGTGAACGGTCGCGTAATCGGTGTAGCTGCGCAGGAGCGCGGCAATATCGTTGTCGACATTCTCGAGGACGATGTTTCCGGCGGCCGGCGCATCCTCGAGATCGCTCGGCACCAGCGCCGAGGCCAGGACGAACCGGAACGGCTCGGTCACCTTGTTCGCCCCCAGCCAGTTCGATCGGGTTCCGTAGGCCAGCGGGTCGACCGTCAGCCGCTCGGTATTGTCGGTCGAGAGCCGGACCGGCTCTGCGAGCAGTTCATGCTCGATATGGAAGAGCGCGACCTCGACCTCGGCCGAGGTCGCCGCGGTCTGCGACAGGCGGTGGTTCAGCGACACCAGCTTCATGGCATCACCGCGACCGAGAAGCCGATGACGAAGCGGGTGGCATAGATCGTCTCGGTCGGCATGTCCTGCCCGAAGAGGCAAAGCCAGCGAGCGGACAGCAGGATCGGTGCACCGTCCTGATCGAGAAGCGGCACGCCGTCAGACGTCAGCAGCGCCCAGCCATCCGTGACCGGATCCGGCATCCAGAAGGGCAAGCTGCCATGCAGGGCGACATCCTCGAAGAAATTGTCGAACACCGCCTTCTGGCTCCGCGTCACGTCGATCGAGAGCGACACCATCCGCGCGACACCCGAGTACCGACGGTCCCAGCCCGGCGGCCCGGCCTCGGCCGACCGGCCCTTGCGCGGATCCTGGAACTGCGCCTGGTAACCCGATCGCTGCGGCTTCGGCAAATCGGCAGGCCACTCCGCCACGCTCATCGCCGCCGCCCCTTCGGTGTCACGCCGAAGTTGTTGCGAAGTGTCCGCCGCGCGCCGCCACCTGGTGTGGTCAGCGCGGTGCCAACAGCATCCGCCAGAAGCAGATTCGTCCGGCGGCGTCCCTTGGCGTCGACCGTTGTCTCTGTCCGCTCAGTGATCCGGCCGGAGCTGTTATTCTGGATGTTGATGATCGGGGCCAGATCGCGACCATGCACGCCCCCCGGTCGTCCGCCAATCGCCCCGCCATTTGCCAAGGCAGGAACCTGGAACATGGACCGCGGGAACCGCCGCTGTCGCAGGGCTTCCATGAATCCCACCCCGTAATAGTCGACGGCCGAGGCAGGCTGCATGAACTCGCCGCGCGAGGCGCGGACCAGGATGTTGTCCTGCCGCTTGCCGCCGAAGCCGCGGATCAGACCCGAGAACTCTGGCAGACCGCCCGAAGCGAGCCCCTGGAGTGCACCGCCATTGGCTGCGGCCGGAACCGATGGTGTCGCGGAGACGGAACCGGCGATGGCTTGAAACGCCGTACTGAGTTGCTCTGCCAGAAAATCCCAGACCGGGTCGAAGGCCAGTTCCCAGAGCTTGCCCTGAACATAG